TTCTTTTGTTCTTGGCTGTCATAATCATCTTCATTCATATCAACCTTGTAATATCCTGGTCTATAAATAAACTGTACGATATCTGCATCTTGTTCTATGCTTCCAGACTCTCTAAGGTCAGACAATAATGGGCGCTTAGATCCACCACGAGTTTCTACAGCTCTAGACAGCTGCGATAAAGCAATGATCGGAATGTTTAATTCTTTCGCTAACATCTTTAATCTTCTTGATATAGAACTTATTTCTTGCTCACGGTTGCCACGTATGCTTTTATCGTGCATAAGCTGCAAATAATCTACCACCAATAATTCTATTTTGTTTACGCGGTGCCATGTTTTAGCAGTAATAACCACCTGATTAATATCACTTTGGCCACTATCATCAATGTATAATTTATACTTTTTCATGCGCTCAGAGTGTTGATCGTAACGCTCAAAGTATTGCGTTTTATCAAAGCCAGTTTTAAGCAGTTGCCCTAAATGAAAATCGGTATCAATAGCAACACTACGCGCAGTGAGTTGATGGGCGGACATTTCTAAAGAGATAAAACCAACAGCTAAACCATTCTTAACGTTTTCAATTACAGTCTTTAAAACCTTTGCCGTTTTACCCATACCAGGGCGCGCTGCTATGATTACCAAATCCTGAGCGCGATAACCACCTGTATGTTTATCTTCACGCTTAAAGCCTGTAGTTACACCAACCAAAGGAACTTCATCTGTTTTATTTGATAGCAATTCTATTTCAGATTTTAAGTGATCTAAAGCATCAGGGAAGGTTACAGACCTACGACCAACAGCCGTAACATCTACAATAGCATCAAAGCTTTTCTGATAGCTGTTTAGCATATCAAAAACATCAGTATCATCCTGATAGCACAAACCAGTTATTTGAGCGTTCATCATAATAACCCGGCGCTTAATATAATTTTGAACTAATATTCTCGAATGAAATTCAACATGCGCCGAAGAAGCTATTTTCTGAGTTAGGTTTATTAAATAATAATCCCCGCCAATAGCTTCTAATTTACCCATTTTCTTAAGCTCGTTAGAAACTAAAAGCAAATCAATCCCTGTACCAGACTCATAAAGTCTAGCTATAGCCTCGAAAATAAGCAAGTGTTCTTGCTTATAAAACACATCAGAAGAATTTATAATCGTCATAACTTCATCAACAGCTTTACAATCGACTATCATAGCTGCTAAAACAGTTTGTTCAAGTTCTATAGATTGTGGCGGTGATTTAGATAACTGCATTTTAGAATGATTGTCCATAGTTAGGGTTTGTTCTTTTTTCGTGATCCGTTGTTAGTTTATTGATAGGGCTATTTGAGCGGTAATTAATCCAGTTCCGGGCATATTTTTTAAGAAAGTTAAATAAGCCTGGCCCGTAATCTATTTTTTTAATTTCTACTTCATCTATAAAATCTTGTAGAAACTTATCTTTATCGGTTTTGCTTTTAAATTCTTTAGCGGTTTGCATCAAGAATTCTTGTTCAAATCTAATAGCGTAATTTGTCTGTAAAAAAGTCAAAGCATCGCTCTCGCTATTAGGGGTATTATTAATTGTATTATTAATTGTAGTATTATCATATATAGGAACGACATTTTTGCGGATAGGTCTAGACTTTTTTGCGGATAGGGTCTCGACATTTTTGCGGATAGGTCTAGACATTTTTGCGGATAGGGTAATACTTCTTTTATTACCCGCAAAAGCATCAATTTCGCTATCTATAAAACCTTCCCTTTTTAAGCTATTAATCCACCTAGAAACACTATCAATACTTACGCTATACAATTCTGCGAAATATTCATTACCAGCCCAGCATTCACCTGTGGTGTTGCATAAAGCAGTAATTTCACCATAAAGTAGTTTAGCATTAGCCGTTAAGTTTTCGTTATACCGAACATCAGCAGGTATAATAGCGTAAAAATTAGGTTTACTTTCCATTTAATTTTTTAAAATACTCATTAATAAAAACACGCTCATCAGTCGTAAAAAATATATCTGCATGATGATATAGATGGCCATCCTGATAGCTAAACTTCTTTTCATCATTCATAAAATCACTGTACAAAAAATAGCTTCTACTATAAAAAACGCCAGAAGCTATTGCATAAAAACTCATACCGCCTCTATTTTCCACCCAACAAGGGCATGAAAAACACTATAATTACCATTGTCAGGATTGGTATATTCACGCCCTCGAATATTAATGGTTACTTTTACATTCGCGCCTTGCTGAATGCTATTAAGCAAATCAACATTACCACCATGAAACTCCAAACAATAAAACTCTGGACGTTCTTCTACTGTCTTTAAAATAAGTTCTCGCTTTTTAAAGCCATTTGTACCTAATTCTTGAATCGATCCAATTTGTTGAACCACACCTACTGCTACTGCTTTCATATTTTTGTTTAATTACTTTAATAAATCTGTATTTACTTCCCCCGATATAATTCCTATTAATAAATGGCCAGCACATAGCACCACTAAAACCCAAAGACAAACGATTAAAATTTTTAATGCTATTTTCATAATTAAATACTTTTATCACAATCTTCGCAATACTCAGCCGGGTACCCAATTACAGGAACAGGATTACAAATACCTTTACACTCTTTTTTAGACAAATTTTGTCTTGACACTTTTTGTACTACAGCCCCAACCCTACAATATTGATTGTTACTATTAAAAATATCCATCTTTACTTATTTTTTCTGAAACTTCTAGTACACTACTTAATTCAAATTCAAGATTTCTTTTGCTATTTTTACGTCTAAACACAAATTTTTGCTTATTTTTTTGCACCCAACTAATATCCCTATTTACCATAGTAGCCGCTTTCTGGCTACTTACGTAAAGGTCAAGACATCTTATTTTGTAGAGTGCAATAGTCATTATGCTTTAACTGCGTTTTTTAATATGTTTTTTAAAATAGCTTCTGCAAATTCATAATCTACAGCCCTAAAAAATTTAGAAGGATAAAAAACATCTTTATTAAATTCTTTAAACGAAACCAAAAGTTCATTTTTATGAACCCTCAATTCTAAAACTGTTAAAACATCGTATTCTACCGGAAAAGAAAAATGATAAATATCATTTCCATTTTTCCAATTACTTTTAAGACAAACTACTTTTTGGTCAATTTTAAACTGCATAATTTTTAATTTTTAGGTTTCTTTATTTTTCAATGTAATTATTACTAAAAATGTTAGGCAGCTTAAAAAAACAGGAATTAAGCTAAACCAGTAGGCGCCAATATAACTTAGGTAACACCCAAGCATAAACATAGCAAACACATAAAATAACATAACGAGCTTACTCATTTTTCAATTTATTTAAAACGATTTCCATATCTGCATTCAACTCAGCGGTTGTTCTCTTTCCATAAAACCAATTGCTTAACTTGCTATTTGCTTTTGTTTCTCTATACTTTGGGAAGTAGTGTGTAGCAATCGACATAAATGCAACACGATTGCTAAAACCTAAACCAACAAAATCATTGATTAACGAAATAGCTCTAATTTTTTCCCCCATTTCATAATTTGAAGGCTCTATTGTAATTTGTTTCTCCATTTTTACTTTATTTGTACAGTTTTTTAAACCATATTATATAAATAGTTTTGCTAATATAATCTAAATTACGTAAATTTGTACGGTAAATAGAAATAATTTCGAAAATAATTTCGATATTAAAATAAATAAAGATTTGACCTATGGATTTTTATGAAAAATTAAAAGGAGTAAAAAGCGTTAAAAAGCTTACTTGGACTGAGATAGGCGCTGTTGTAAACAAAAAAGAAGCAGCTATAAGAATAGCCTTTGACAGAAAATCTTTAACCCAACTTGAAAGAAAAGAATTAGAAAATATTTTCGTAAAATTTTACGATGAAGATGATTATCGAAATAAATTAAGAGAACAGGATCCAGAATATCCAGTTTATATTCCAGAACATTTCTCTAAAAATTTTTCTATAGAAGAACAAATTGCTGATATGGTTGTACAAAAATTAAAGCCATATTTTGATGAAATCAAAGAAACAATCCAAAAAAAAGCACAAGCATGAAAACAACAATCATCTTATTTTTAATAAGCACTAACCTATTTTCACAAGAAGTAGAGAATTTTAAAATAGTAGATAGTAATATTATTTGGGAGACAAAAATAGAAGCAGAAACAACTATAGAAGATTTATTAAAAAAATTAAAACTATCTGGTAATTTTAGTGATCTTGAAATTATTGAAGGCACTATTATTGGTTATTTAAATGATTTAGAAATTGATTATAAATCTTTTGGAAAATCAGAATTTACAACAGATATGTACGTTTCAAGAAGTAGATTTTCAGGTTTTTTAACAATAATATCAAATAATAATAATTATAATATAAGTATAAAAAAAATTATAGCAATACAAAAATATTTTGATATAGCTACTCAAATGAATGAAAAAACAAGTTTTGAAATTTTAATTTTAAGAAAGAAGAACACAGAATTTGATAAACGCTTTATTAGTAAAAATGCAGAAATGTTTAATGCTACTTTTTTAAAATTGTTTAATTAAAGGTAATAATTTTCAAGTGCGCGTTATCCTGCACTTGCAGCGGAAAATCGTTTGTGTATAAACTGGTAGTACTTTTACGTTTATGGCCAACAATCTGAGCCGTTACCCGCTCATCAACCAATAACTGTTGTGCTCTATTTATAAAGGTATACCGAGGCGTTTTAGGTCTTAATTTAGCAGATAAATTAAGCGTAACACAAAGCTCTTTAAACCTTCTATTAAAATTACCCATAAAAGATTTATAGTTACTACTTTGGTAAATTGGCACCAAATATGGTTGGCAATCATATTGCTTTAAAATTTCAAAAGCCGCCTCTGGTATAATATTATTACAAGCTACTTTACTCTGGCCCTTATCCCGGTTAAACTGAATTCTACCATCTACCACATGCAGATCATACCTAAGCTTCGTTAAAACTTCGGGGTCAATACCACCCAGGTAAAACATTAAAAGCCAATAATTACGATAGTTATTAGCCCCACCAATAGCCTCTATAGCTTCTAAATTAGCATTTTTAAGCGTTCTAATATCATTTTCCGAAGCTACAATGTTTGTTTTACTCGGTATGTCTATTTTATATTTAGTAAAAGGGTTTGGTTCTTCAGATAAAACATTGAACAAAGCCCTAAGTGATCGAATATAAGAATCTACACCACCAGGTTTGTTTCCTTTTTTTAGCATTTTAGCAATAAAGCCATTCACCATTTCTTTGTTAATTTGAGAAAAATCAACGCCAGGATAAAAATTATTAAAAGCCTCAATAGCAGAATGTTTAGTGCTGGTTTTATCGTTTACTAAATCAATGACGGCATCATAAAAAGTATTATAGCTTTTTTTATAAATAAAATCAGCTACATTATTAATAGAGAAATTTTCAGTAATGGTTTTTCGAATAAGTAATTTTATTCTACAATTAATAAAGTCGATTTGGTCATTTATTAAATAAAAATCAGGGTGCAAAACTTTAACGGACCCTAGTTTATCATTCCATTCCTTATTTTTAGCATAAAAACCAGTTCTGATTACTTTATTTTTATAGTTTTGGGAGCAGTAAATAACAATAGGAAACCCCAAAGGAGTTTCACCAGCTACACGCTTATCAAGTTTAATATAAATCTTCATGCACTAATCACGCGTTAATTATACCGTAATAATACGCAAAGTTACGGAATAACCAAAAACAAACACCAAATAAAAAACCCTTAGAAACAAAAAAACCCCTTGTTTACAGGGGTTTTAAGGGTGTGATGGCAGAAGGATTCGAACCTTCGACCGCCTGCTTAGAAGGCATAAATTTTAAACTTATAACTATTTTAAAATCAATATATTAAAAAGAAAATAAAAAAATAACGCGCTAATAACGCATTAAATATATAATCGAAAATAGACTTTTTAAAAATAATGCGTTAAATGCGAAACTCTGCCGTTGTGCATAGAGTGGATAAAGCCCTCTACAGCAATTAAATTTAGATATTGATTGTCGCTATGCCAAATATCCGCAGAACTAGGAGAACGAAGATATGTTACATTGGCACCTATATAATCTTTACTAGATTTGAATTGAGTTTTGTCCTGATGATGTACATGATGCAAATAAGAATATCGAAATTTAGTAGAAGCCCACATTTGAGGCTCTTCTTGTGCCATTAAAAGAGGTAGGCTTGCCATTTTCCCTTTTTCCCCATGCTCTAGTCCAATCATATTGCTATGATATTTGTAATATTTTCTATATTTTGCGCCTATATTAAAGCTGATATTTTTACAGTTCCTAAACCAAGCGTGGAGCGTTTCTGCTAAAAAACAACCACTCATAAAATCGTGATTACTCGTGCAGTGGACTATATCCACATCGCAAACCCCTACGCATATTTCTATACATTTAATATAACATTCCTTAGCGATATTAAAGGCTCTAAGCCAATGCGTGTCTGTGTCTTGAAGCGTTCCTTTTGTTGTTCCTTTTAGTAAATTATCGGTGTTTAGCACATCGTTGCCAATCACAAAAAGTATCTTTTCTATATTAAAGCCGCTTGCTTTTTTTATCAAACCCTTGGTTCCATCAACAGCCCTTTGAACCGCTATTGCGCTATTATAATTCGCTCCTGTCAAATCAATATCGCAATATTTGTTTATATGCAAATCTGCTATGTCAATAATAAAAAGATGTGGGTCTTCTTGTTCTTCTCTTTTAATTTCTCTAAAATCAGGACTGTATTTTTTTAATTGAAGTGTTAAATCTTTAATATATTCGCGCAAAGCTTTT